ATAATAGGCTGGAGGTCTCTTGGCGTTACCTAATTTGAATCCTGTCAGTACAGTAAGTGCCGTTATCCTCCCTGCAACAGGCTCTACAGCAACAACTGGCGACGGTGCAGGGAATGTTTCTCTTTACCCTTTGGGTATTTATGCGGATACAAATAGTAATCTGTATGACGCAAATTTTATTTCAGGCGCAGCAGATCAAGTTGCATTCACCTATAAGAAATTAGGTGGAGATGTATTAGATCTTGAAATTACACCCGGTAATGTTTACGCTGCTTATGAAGAGGCAGTATTAGAATACTCATACATTATGAATTTGCACCAAGCAAGAAACTCTCTGGGAAGCTTTCTTGGGCAGACAACAGGAACATTTGATCATGACGGGCAACTAAAGACAGACCTCTCAGGGACAAATGTCAACCTTCGTTATCCACGGTTCTCAGTTGGTTATGCTAAAAGGGTTGCCATCGGAATCGCAAACGAGGCTGGAGTTGCAGGAGGAGATTTAAGACATTATTCTGCAAGTGTGGCGCTAGTAAACAAGCAGCAAGATTATGACTTGCAGCAAGTTATTATTGACAATGCATCGAATAACAATGAACCAGCAACTGGAGGCTCTGTTCCCTACGCTGGCATTATCGGAACGGGCTCAGGCGAGACCAATAGAAGAATTACAGTTCGTAGAGTATTTTATAAAACACCACAAGCCATGTGGCGCTTCTACGGCTACTATGGTGGTTTAAATGTCGTAGGCAACTTGAACTACTATGGCCAGTTCTCAGATGATTCAACCTTTGAAATTATTCCAGTATGGCAGAATAAGCTTCAAGCTATGGCTTACGAGGACCACCTTTACACAAGGCTTTCTCACTACTCATACGAAATCTTCGATAATAAACTAAGACTATTTCCAATTCCAGAGGTTAGTCTTATAAAACATCTCTGGTTTGAGTTTACGGTAGACGACGGCACTGATGCTTGGGATCCATCTGGCAATATTGATAATGGCGAGAAAGGAATTAATAACCTTAATACGCTTCCATTTGACAATCTGCCTTACGAAAGTATAAATGCTATTGGCAAACAGTGGATTCGTCGTTATGCTCTTGCTCTTGTTAAGGAGACACTTGGTCAGATCCGATCTAAGTTTTCGACTGTTCCTATTCCCGGTGATAGCGTAACTCTTAATGGTCCCGCGCTTATTTCTGAGGCCAGAGATGAGCAAGCGAAGCTTAAGGAAGAGATGGCAACAATACTCAACGAATTGACCTACGAGAAGCTGACGGCTCAGGACGCCACAATGGTTGAAAACGTCAAGAAGATTCAGCAAGAAATGCCTATGTTGATTTATCAGGGATGAGGTGATTAATGGCAGACAATAAGTGGGAACAGCCAGCATCTCCACCTCCTCCGCTCTTTCTAGGTCAAAAAGAAAAAGATCTTGTAAAGCAAGTAAACGACGAACTTGCGGAAAGAGTTATTGGTCAGCAGGTTCTTTATTACCCAATCGACCTAAACACAACTGATTTTCATCCAGTTTATGGCGAGGCAATTGTAAAGAACTTCCTTCCACCTATTCGTGTTTATGCTCTCGTAGAATGGAATCAAGATCAGAGCCGGTTCTCAACTGGTGTCGGTATTGATGTTCAAGAAGAAATCACAGTTAACTTCCATCGTCGGAGACTAGAAGAAGACCAAGACCTTTATGTAAGGGTTGGTGACTTTGTGCTTTACGGAGAAGTGGTTTACGAGATAGTAAAAACCGCAGAACCCAGACAAATGTTTGGCCAAGTAGAAAATCCAATTGAAGTTATAGCAACCTGCTTCAAGGCAAGAAAGGGAATATTCGATGCCACCTGATTACGAATACACAGGAATTGATAATGCTAATGGCATTATTAAAGAGCAATTGCTCATGCCTTCAACACTAGAAACAATTGACACCGCTATGGTTCGGCACCTAAAAGAGAACTTCAACCTCCAGACATTTACTAACGAAGGTTTCAAGAAGGTTCCTATCTTATGGCTCTCAGCAGAACGCTCACATCAGGTTAAAAACAATCCTGAGATCAGAGACGATAAAGACGATTTAATCTATCCTCTTATGATTATCTCTCGGCAGACTGTAACAAAAGATCCAAACTTCAAAGGCTCCTTTCAGGCACACATTTTTGACGGCCCCGGACAAGTTCCAAATGATCCTCGCCGTATAAATGTTCCAATTGCCAGAAGAATCATGCAAAAGAAAACCTCTCAGTTTGCTAATGCCGATTCTAGAAGGAAGTATGGCCCAGATAGAGATGTTGGTCGTGGGGATCCAAATCGAAAAGGAACCAGCAACAAGGTAGTTTATCAAACTATCTATGCGCCTCTCCCTACCTATGTAAAGGTCACGTATAATTTACGCATAGTCACCGACCACATACAGCAGATGAACGATTTAACAACGCCCTTTTTGACGAGAACAGGGCAGATAAATACCTTCTTTATTGAAGCCGAGGGTCATCGGTATGAAGTGTTCATCGAAGGCGATCTTTCCTATAACAACAATTTCAACGATCTTGGGGAAGAATTAAGAACCTTTTCAACTGACATTAGTTTTAGAGTTCTTGGCTATCTAATGGGGGAAGGTCCAAACGATGAGCAACCTAAAATTTCAATTGTTGAAAATGCTGTTGAAGTAAAGATCCCCAGAGAGAGGGTTATGGTTGGTGACATTAATGAACTGACCAAAAAATCATTTTATCGAGAGTAGTCTTTTCAATCTCTCAATAACTATTTATTTTGAATGTTACTACTGTTAGGAGTTAACTAATATGGCTGACGAAAGAAAGTTTAGATTTATATCACCCGGTGTTTTTATTACCGAGGTAGACCAGTCCAGATTACCATCCTTAGCCCCAGAGGTCGGCCCAGTTATTGTAGGTCGATCAAGGCGTGGACCAATCCTCACTCCGACTAAGGTTGGAACCTTTACCGAGTTTACTAATGAATTTGGTGAAACAAACCCCGGTGGCTCAACTGAAGACGATGCTTGGCGAGATGGCAATAGTAATGCGGCATTATACGCTCCATATGCAGCCGAGGCATATTTTGGGAATACTTCAGGCCGCCCACCACTTACTTTCGTCCGCTTGGCGGGAATTGAGAACCCTCAAGCCGCTGCGGGAACAGACGGAACAGACGGCGATTTTGGTAACGCAGGCTTCAAGGTGCCTACCGTAACATCAAATGCAACTGCTGATGCAACTGCCGGCGCGTTTGGCCTTTTCTTGTTCCAATCTTCAAGTGATATTGGCACATCCAACCATCAGGGTACTCTAGCAGCCATCTTCTACGCCTCAGGCGCAGCAATTTACCCAACTGGAACTCTACATGGCGTTGGCACACCGGCCGGCGCTGGCATGAACAAGCTATTCCAACTTGGCAGCACCCCAGAAGTTACTCTTGAGGTATCAACAAGCGCCGGAGTTGTAGAGAAGAATACTGTCTCTCTTGACAATTCCTCTGTTAACTTTGTTAGAAATTCATTCAATACAAACCCTCAAGCGATTACCTACCGAAGGGCAGGTGTTTCTGTAGAATCTACTGTAGGCACAGAACAGTACAAGTATTGGCTTGGTGAAACATTTGAAAGAACAATTAGCGATGATGTAATTGCAAGTGGAGCCGAGTATTTGGCTGCTGTTATGCCTCTCAACAAAGCTGGCACCGCTGGCTACGCAAATAGACTAGAGGGTTTCCGCGAAGCGCAGACTCCATGGTTTATCTCGCAGGACGTCAGCCAAGACACAGCTTCTTTTAGCCCTGCTAATCGCTCAAGGGCCAAGGCACTATTTAAGTTCGTAACTATTAATGGTCAAGGTGAAGACGCAAACAAAAATATTAAAATCTCGATTGCCAATATTAGACCATCTACAAACACAGCCACTCCATATGGCACATTTGATGTTCTGGTTCAATCTGTTGGAACAACAGCAGCCAATAATGCCGGATCTAGCACCGATCCTGAACTAATAGAGAGCTTTACTGGCGTAGACCTCAATCCAAATTCGGCTCGTTACATTGTACGTGTTATTGGTAACCGCTTCCAACAGATTGATCAAACCACTACAACTCTTAGAAGCTATGGAGATTTTCCAAATAATTCACAATATGTGAGAGTAGTTGTTAGCACTGAAGTCGCTGCTGGTGGTGCCAAAGATCTCTTACCGTTTGGTTACTACGGAGTTCCGAAGTTTGCTGATGCAGACATCGGTAATACCGCAACAAGCGTCACAGATAGATATATCAACGATGGCGGTTATGCTCCAACAGATGCAGGCGCAACAACTGTAGTGCTTTCTTCCTCGCTCTCCCTAACCAGTTCAGCTAAGTTCCCACAAATTCCAAAGGCACATGTAACAGTTGCAAACTCAGCCGATGTTGTTAACTTCACAAGCTTCTTTGGAATTGACACAGATGCACAGGCTGGGTCATCAACTCCTAACGATGGCTATGTTGACTACACAAGGTTCTTGGGTGCCAATGTTATTTCTTCTGTTGATTGGAACGACAATTATGGCCTAGCAGCAGCAGGAACGGGTCTTACTTACCAAGACGCATTCACTCTGGATGATGTTGTGTTAGCAACTAGTTCATATAGTTTTGATAACCCTCGCTCCAACATCGACAGTGCGATCTTTACTTCTGGCTCTAGAGCAGCCGGAACTTCTTTCACAGCAGTTGCGGGCAGAGTTAACTACAAGAACATCATTAACGCTGGCTTCAACCAGTTTACTGCTCCGATGTTTGGCGGCTTCGATGGCCTAGATATTCTAGAACGAGAGCCGCTTAGAAACAATCTTATGGCAGGCTCTGGTCTTGTAACTCCTGTGTCAAGAAACAACAACTATGTATTCAACTCCTACAGAACAGCAGTAGACATCTTGTCTAACCCAGAACAATTTGAGTACAACCTCATGAGCTTCCCCGGTGTTTGGTATACCGGCGTTACTGACAAGATTCTTCAGATATGTCAGCAGCGCGGCGATGCTTTGGCAGTTATTGACCTAGAAGGTGGATATATTCCTCCTCACGAGGAATACAAGGCCAATGAAGCAGACAGACAGGGATCAGTTCAGACTGTTCTGAACAATATCGATACCAGAAACCTAAATAACTCTTACGGTGCTGCATACTATCCTTGGGTAGTAGCTCTGGATCAAACGTCTAATATCCCAGTTCGCGTCCCTCCTAGTGTTCCTGCTATCGGTGTTCTAGCTACAACAGAGCAGGTGGCCGACGTTTGGTTTGCTCCTGCTGGATTTAACCGAGGCGGTTTGTCTAACCGTGACGGCGGAATTAATGTAACTGGTGTAGACGAGCAGCTACAGGCTACTGATCGCGACAGACTATACGAAAGAAACATTAACCCAATTGCTAGTTTCCCCTCAGAAGGAATTGTAGTGTACGGGCAGAAGACACTTCAGGCTACTCCTTCTGCTTTGGATAGAATCAATGTTCGTCGTTTGCTTATCTTCCTCAAGAAGGGAATTTCTAGAATTGCTCAGGGCACACTCTTCGAGCAGAATATCCCCGCAACTTGGAGAAACTTCAAGGGAGACGCAGACACCTTCTTGGGTAATGTTAAGACAAGATTTGGCCTAGATGACTTCCGCGTCGTCTTGGACGAAACCACCACAACCCCAGACTTAGTTGACCGAAACATTCTTTATGCTAAAGTGTTTGTCAAGCCAACTCGTTCGATTGAGTTTATCGCCCTAGACTTTGTTATTACAAGATCTGGCGCGTCTTTCACAGACTGATACTAATTAATAAAGAATAAGGAGTTTTTATAATGTCAGATATTACTGAATTTTGGACCTCAACTCAAGGTAGCGCCTTGGAGCCAAAGCGAGGTTTTAGATTTCGAGTTACTTTGTTTGATAAGATAATCTGGTGGGCGAAAGACGTAACACAGCCAGCGGCTAGTGTTTCTGTCGCGACACATGACTTCATGTCTCATAAGTTTTACTATCCCGGTAAAGTAACTTGGAACGAGGTATCACTAACTTTAGTAGACCCAGTTCTTCCCGGCGCTACAACAGAACTATTTAAGGCACTTGAGGACGCAGGTTATATAATTCCTTCGACAGCAGACGATGGATTTTTCTCAATTTCCAAGGCAACCGCTACTAGCAACAGTGGCAACGTGTTGATCGAAGTTTTGGACTCAGAAGGCGTTGCACTTCATACATGGACGCTAAACAATGCTTTCATAATGTCAGTTACACCTTCAGGTCTTTCATACACAGACGAAGAGCTTATGACGATAGCTATGACTCTTAAGTATGATTGGGCAACATATGCTGATAACTCGCCAAACAACACTACTACCGACCCCCTCTTCTCCAAGCAGTCAACTACTTAAATAAGTTTAAAAATCATAAAATAAATCTATTTATAATATAGAGGAGTTTTTATGACTTTTTGGACAGCAACCGAAGACCAAGCCCTCCAGCCAAAGAGAAAAGATCTTTTCTTAGTTCAGTTGGGGGGTATTTTTGATAATCAAGACGTTTGGTGGGCAAAGTCTATCAACAAGCCAAACATATCTTATCAAGCAAACGCAGGTCCCCAAGCTGGAACGTATTATATGGGCGCAGGTCAGAGCGGTCAGAAAGTAGGATATATTAATCCCGGTGGGTTAAATGCCTTCGACCCAATTACCATGAACTTGGTAGATATAGATACCGAAACTAACCCCGTTTCAAGAAAATTAATGGAATACATGTTTAGGTCCGGCAAAAGTCAGGATTATTACGGAATCGAAAACGCCACCAGAGATATTGGAAACGTATTTATAGAACAGTTGGCTCATGGCCGTGATCAGTCAAGACCCAGCAGACTACAGGCAGTCGAGAGATGGAGACTATACCAGCCTTATGTTATTACAGCCAACTTTGGCGATCTAAGCTATGCCGACGATAATCTTATTGATCTTAGTTTAACAATAGGCTATACTGGTTTCAAAGTAGAGTTCATTTCTCTTTCCGGAGAAACAAGCGCATATACATTTGGCGAACAACCAATTGAAGAAGAACAAACATAAAAATGTCATTATGTGGTTGACATTTTATTGTTAGATGTTATATTATTAAATATACTATTGGAGTATAACTATGAGAGATAATAGTTCTCGTTTTGCGGCTCCCGAAGAAGCTGCCCCCAAAGAACCAAGCATGGAAGAGCAGCCTAAAGCTGTTGACTTAATGTCTTTTGTTGCCCCAACACAGTTTGTGGAGCTTCCTTCAAAGGGAAAGTATTACCCAGAAGGGCATCCACTTCATGACAAAGAGACAATAGAGATTAAGTTCATGACCGCCAAGGAAGAGGATATTCTAGCCTCTCAGGAACTTATTAAAAAGGGTGTGGTCTTGGATCGACTAATTAAAAGTATTGTCGTAGACAAGCGTATAAGTCCTGACGATATGCTATTGGGAGATAAGACGGCGATCATGTATGCCGCTAGAATTTCAGCATATGGCCCAGAATATCACACAAAGTATTTCTGCCGTTCTTGCTCTAACGCTATCGAGCACACATTTGATATTAGCGAAATTAAACCCAAAGATCAGGAAGATCTAGAGATAGAATATGAAGACGGTCACTTTGTTTGCACAGCACCAGTAACTGGCGTTAAAGTTGCTCTACGACTTCTAACTGGCAAAGACGAAAAGGAAATGGCAGCTTTCTTGAAGAAAAAGAAGAAGAATAATGAGTCTATGGGCTCACTTATAACGCAGATGTTATACATTATTCATAGTATTAACGGTGTTGATGCTAAGGCGCAAATTTATAACTTTATCCAAAACATGCCATTTAGAGATTCTAAATACATTCGAGAAGTTTATGCTAAGGTTAGTCCAAGCATGAATACGCAAGTAGAAGTCACTTGCAATAACTGCTATGCTGAGCAGGAGGTGGAACTGCCTATGTCAGTAGAATTTTTTTGGCCTAAGCAATAAATATATCGAAACCGTATATGAAGAAATATTTATCTTAAAGTATCACGGCCATTGGTCTTTCTTTGAAACCTACAATTTACCAATTCCAATTCGTCGCTGGTTTATGAGCAGGCTGGTAAAGCAGAAGGAAGACGAGAAAGAAGAAATGGAAAAAGCTTATAATAACAAGAAACTGCCGGGATAACACCCGGCTTTCTTATTTAGAAACTATTTATTACGATGGAGTATAAATATGCTTTATGAAGAAGACGTAGAAGACGACAATACTGAGCCCGTTGCTCGGAGCTTAGAGTCAGATGAACAG